CAGCGCGAAGGTAGACTCAGCATAGGCGCCCGAGCCCTCAGTCGCGGCGGCGGCGGACTGCGTCCTGGTCGTCTCCTCCATGTAGGTGATCGCGGCGGCCCCAGTCGCGCCCTTCGGCATGAGGGTGAAGAAGCGAACAGGCTCGACCGCATAGCCGACGACTTCGCCGGTCCTGATCGTAGGCGGAGCCCATCCGGCGCCGGTCGTGATCAGGGTCTTGAGGTTGACATCGCCGAACTCCATCTTCACGTCGCGAAGATCGACCTTGCCTTCCTGCCAACCCTTGTATGCCTTCGACTCCACGAAGCGCTGCCCGATAGACTTGACCTCGCGCGCGGGCTCTCCATGCTCCATCTTGCGCGCGGGCTCCTGCGGCTCGGGCTCGGACTCCAGCGAGGTGATCGCCTTCACGAGGCTATCGACCTGCTTGCCGAGATCGTCCTGCCGCGCGAGCATCTTGCGGAAATCTTCCAGCCGCTCGGTCGCGTCCTTGCCGGACAGTTCTGCGGACTTCATCAGGTCAAGCTCTCCGTTATCGGACTTCGTATCCGCGCGGACCTTCGCGACCTTCGCGTTGACCACCGCCAACTCGTTCCTTTTCTCTACCAGTTCACTTTTAAGCGCCATGATTATACCCCCATCAATTCTTTTGCTTCGATGTTCGCAAGCAGTCTTGCAAACTCATCCTGCGCCTTGCGATTGTCGGCCTCGCTATTCGTCTCCGCGATCCGCACTATTTCAGCGGCGGCAGTAGACAGCTTCCCGGCAATGCTTTTCAGCGCGTCTCTATTCTTGCTAGATGCGGGCTCCTTGCCCTTCTCGGTCCTCAGCTCCGCGATACTTTGCGACCGCTTGACGAAATCGCCGAGAATATCAAGCACCATTTCCGCATGGTCCTCGTACCTCATCGACTCCGCGCTGTCTGCCTCTTCCTCTAGCAATCCAAGCAAGACGCCCGCAGCCTTTGCGAGCGGTGCATCTCCCTTTGTTTCCGCATCCGATTGTATACCCTCGATCTTCGCTTTGTAAATAGATTGATCCTTGCGAAGGCTCTTGACCGCGAGCGTGCGCGTATTTATGCCCGCGCCCAAAAGTACGGGGCTTACCTCGGTCACATTCAGCCGCTTCAAGCGGCGCACTTCCTGATTAGTCGCGGGATCGGTAATCGAATCCTTTTCGAGGATGTCAAACCCGAAAGACCATTCGACGAGATCGCCTAGGCCCTTCACGGTCTTGTAGGTGTCCGCGCCATCTGTGGTATCGAGGAAGAATTGACCATCGAAAATCAATTCGTTCCCGACTTCGGATATCGTGCCCTTGCCGACCGGGAGCGCGTGTTGCCAGGATGCGTGATTGTAGGCCGACATTCTGACGGGCGCGCCATTCGGTATCGACCCGCTTAGGATAATATCTCCGTCATGGTCAACGACGCCGAGCGTAGCAAAAACCGCCTTGACGATTCCCGCTTCGGTGATGCTCGCGTCCTTTAGGTGTATCTGCTTTATCTCGGGCATATGCGCCTCCTATCTTCCGAGCAACGGCTCTTCGATTTCGCTAGGGTCAACTATAACCGGCACGAGCGATAACGTCCCGTTCGGATGCTCGTCATCTATCACGCGCTCCGCATCGTCAAAGCTTACAATCTGCCCGTTCGACTGTATATCAATCTCGCCCGAGCGCGGCGCGCCGTAAACTCCATCAGTAATGTGCATCGCGACAAAAGCACCCGAGGCTCTTCCAACCTCAAGGCTACTCACATTCTGCGCATATTTGGTTTCCGTGCGCGATATCGTCTCGGCCCGATACTGCCGCGCGGCGCGGTCGCCCGCCTTCTCGGCCTTCTCGTCGCTCCATCCTCGGGCCTTTGCGCGATCGAATGCGTCTTGATAAACGCCGGGATACATTGAGCGTCCCTCAGTATTCGCGCGGATCGTTCTGGCAATCTCGCGAGGCCCTAGTCCCTCGGCGCGACCCTTAGCCAGTCCCTCAAATATTGCATCTTGCACTTGCTTATCGATATTGACGAGAGCGACATGCTTGCCGCCCTTGGCGAGTATGGCGCGCTGCGCAGGGTCAGAAAGATCAAACTTGACTCCGAATATCGCGTCAATATTTTTAACCGTCGTTTTCGCGACGCTCAGATAGTGCCCTTGCCATTGGAGCGCATCGGAGAGCGGGCCGGCGGCGGTCGCATAGCTGAATACCTTCGCGGCATCGGCCTCTAACTCTATCTCATCGGCCGGGGCAAGCGCCTTCACTTTGCCAGGCGCGCGGGCCGCAATGCCTAAGTCTCCAGCATAGGCCAAATATGCCGCCTCAACTCTAGCGCCTAGCTCCTCGAACCCGTCTACTAGCTCGGTATTATACGCGGCGGTCAATCGCTCGGCCGCGCGGAGCTGTAGCTCATAGAATGCACGCCATCGGACTGCGCTCTTGATCTCGGTTCGCCGCGCCTTGACCGGCTCGGACTCGGGCGCGGTGTAGACTTCGACCGCCTGCCCGTCTGGCACTTCGATAGTCGAGAACGGCACGCGCCTAATCTCGTCGGTCGGCAGAGCCTCGAATCCTAGCGCCTGCTTGGCTTGCGCCCGATTTATAATCCCGCCGTTAAAGGCGACATCGATACGCTTGTAGAGCGCATCCTGATCGTCCTGCAATACTCGGACCTTGGACAGGTCAAACGTGACGGCCCACTGCTCCGGGCGCGGCTCGAAGTCGGGCAAGAGCTGGCTCTCGAGGTCGCCGCCGATGAGTCGCTGTAGCGGGATGATCGCGTCCTCGTAGGCCATTTCGCGCAAGGTCGATATCGTCGCGCCTACCGTGGTTTGCTGTAGCCCGGTCCCGAATCCGATAACAGCGGCGGGAACGCCAGTGACCGCGCATACCCTTTCCTCGGAAATGTTGCGAATCGCGCCGAGGTCCATGCTCTTAGGGTCAAAGCCGAATTGCGTCACGCGCGTCGGCCCGCGCATGACAAGGGGCTTGCCGCGCTTGTCGCCCGAGAACTGTTCGGCGAAATACTTTTTTGTAGCGTCGATGTCTCCAGGATCAATGCTCTGCCCGGCGGCTAGGTCGGGCGATACTATCAGCCCAGGTACGCCCATGTTGATCAGCATCGACGCCGCGAAGTTGTCCGCTTCCTCGTCGGTCACGGCATTGCGGGCGATGGATTTCAGCGGGGACAATCCCTTGCGCGGATCGAACGGATCGAGCCCGTTTCGGAAATGCACCACGTCGTCCGGCAACAGTTTGATCGGCGGCCGCCCGCCAGGAGAATACTCGTAGTAGTCGATAAAGTTAGGCGATCCGTTCTCGACCTTCGGCGTCATGTGGAAATGCGGCACGTACCACAATTCGCGGATGGACAGGTCGCGGTTCTTTATCTTGATCCAGTACGCATTGCCGTCCCAAACAAAGGACATGATCGTCCCGAACCAAAGCGCCGCGCCCGAGTAGTACGGGTTCGGCCGCTCGATCAGTGAGAGCATCCCGTGGTCGTTTATCGCATCGCCCTTCGGATCAGTCAACCCGAGCGGAGCCTCGGGCCAGCGCCGCGCGATCCAATTCAAGACCGCCATGATCAGCGATGACGAGGTAGGATCATTCATCGGCCCGGAGTAGTCGCGTTTTGACCGGTTGGAGATCGCGCCCCAAATCATGGTCCACGCTTCATGGACCATGTTATTCAGCGCCTTTTTATTGCTTACGAAGGGCGAGCGTATTTGCATCTAGGCGATCCCCCATCGCATCGTATTATCTTGCGCGGTTAGTCGATAGCGTGCGGCGTCAATGCCATGGTTCCACGCATCGGCGGGCTCAGGAAGGCTCTTGCCGTCTTTATCTTTCTTCCAGGAGTACGTAGAGAACTCCTTTATCAAATTAGTCGAGCCGCGAACAATATGCAATCGCAATGCTTGCATCAGGCTTATCCCTGAGCGCACGCTATCCGGGCCTTTCACGGCCCCGCGTATATTAAAGCCCGCTTTGTGTATTTCGTCTATAGATTTCGGTTCGGATGAATCGGCTATTATTTCATCGGTTGTCTTTACGCCATGGATTCGCATCCGCTCCGCGAGGGCCTGATTATTCAAACCCGTTTCGTATATCTTTTCTTCAAACCATACATCATCGCCCGCGCGCCAGCAGTCAATAAGCGTCGAAGGGTCAATCGTGAATCCAAAGTCAAGGCCATATCCGAGATGCTTAATTCCGCCCTCTATTGGTATCGCATCGACGATATCCCAATTATCAAATATCACGCCTTCGAGTGTCGTATAGTTCCCGTTCGCCCACATATCCCAGAGCTTCGGGTTAGTATCTTTCAGCGCCTCTAGTCGCTCAATGTATTTCACGGGCAGGAAACGCCTATTGTCGCGGTAGGTAGTTTTCAGCGCGATTGAGTCCGGGTTTTGCTTATCCCAGAATGTCGCTTTGAGATATCCCGAGTAATATGGCGTCAACGGTATCGGATTATGCAGGTATATGATTTTCTTTCGCGGGCTCTTTATCGCCGCGTCAATATTCAGATTGTCAGCCTCAGAAAACTCGGTCGCCTCTTCTTGGACCGCGACGTCGAAGCCTTCAAGGCTCTTTAGTTTCTCAGGATCATCGGCGCCGAGACACGCAATCATCGAACCGTTCGGGAACCTGATTTCCTTGTCACTCTTGTTTATCTCTACGCGCCGCGTCAATCCAAAATTAGATATGCCCTCAAGAAGCGCCGCCCATACCGATAGGCGAAGCGTAGCCGCCACCTTGCGTAGTGCGGCGACTTTCGTCTTTTCTCGTAGACACCATATCGGGACTAGCTGCTTGAAAACGAAATGACTCTTGCCGCTTCCGCGACCGCCCATTAGCTCGTAGTACGTCTCGCGCGCGTCGATCAACGGCTCGTATACGTCATTGACCACGAGGTCAAGATTCATCGGGTAGCTCACTTGCGCGAACTATTTTGACGAGTATCGGATTATTATCGAGACCGCCCAGCTTGCTTCCCTCGGTCCCTTCCCGAATCTCTCGCATCATAGAGACAGCAGGAGGCCCGCCCGAAACGAGAACCTTCTTGACAACCATGTTCACAAGCGTCTCGCCCGTTACCGCTTTCTTCTCGCCGTCAAGGATTACAACAAACTTTTTGGCCAGGAACTCGCCGTATATCTGGGACATGAGCTTTTTCTCACGGCGGGCCTTGCCGGAGGCCTTGCCGCCGTTCGCGCCTCTTGCCTTAGCTTCGGCTTTGGTTTGAGGGGGCCGCATGTTCTCCGGAGCGCCACGCCTAGGCATACCGTGCCCCTATCACTAAACACATGTTTTCCATTGACTGGAAGTCTATATATGACAATACTTTACCCATGAATGTACTCGTATCGCGCTGCCTTATTGGCGAGCCGTGCCGCTGGCATGGGCGCAAGCTGTCGGCCAGCTCCTTCGTCAAGCGCTGGGTCCATGAACATCCTCGGGATACGCTCGTTCCGGTCTGCCCCGAACTACTCGCGGGGCTCGGCTGCCCTCGCCCGCCCGTTAAGCGTTCTCGAGGCCGCGTGTACACGACGTGCGCGGATAAGGCCTTGCGCGCCCAAGTAACGGGCGACGACGTAACCGACGCGTTTATCTCGGGGGCTGCCTCGACTGTAGCCATAGCGCTCGAGCGTCGATGCACCCTCGCGATTCTCTGTAAATGGTCGCCCTCATGTGATAAAACCGGCATAGCTGGGAAGATGCTCGCGGGCGTGGGCATAGAGATCGTCAACACGTTTTGAATTAGACGCATCGGATATTCTCCGCGCCCCAGTAACTGCGAACGCGCTTGATATAGCCGTCGCCCTCGTGCTCCTTCCAGGCGAATGTGCTCATGAGTAGCTTCATCTCTTCCCAGAGAAACGGGTAGTGCGTCTTGAGTGCATCCCATTGCTTCTTGCACTGGAAAGGGCAGCACCAACAGGCGGTTCGGTCGAAGCCGAGCGCATAGCCTCGCCAGAGCGGGAGCTCGGCGACTTCGGCGTCATAGGTCTCCTGGTCAATGTCGAAGATGGGATTGTATATCGTCATGTTTGGCTTGGACGCGACGTGCTGTATTTTCTTCGACCCTGAAAGCGAGGTCTTCTGCTTCCCGCGCCCCCCGCGCACTAGAACATACTCGCCCTCGACCTGCCCGCAATATTCGTCAATCGTGCCCGAGATAAGCGTCTCAATGCAGTCACGGAATATCGCATCGGGCCATTGGTTCTTCTCGGAATAGATCTCTAAGAAATTACGCTTCGACTTTAGGACTCGGAGGGATATGCCTAGGGATCGGGTAATTCGAATTATATACGGCAAGAGGTCGGGGAACTCGGCGCCCGTGTCGACATAAAGCGCCTCGGCCTGTTTGCCCAGGCTTTTCAGAAGCGGCCAGGTCTTCGCTAGGGTTAAGGTCGAATCTCGCCCGCCGGAATACGAGAAATAGAATCGATCCTTGGCGAGTATGTCGGCGTCGATGTTGGGCGGCGAGAGGCTAAGGTTGGCGATGTCCTCGGGCTTCTTGCCGTCGTCTCCAAAACTCAGTACACCCGCCGGCAATGCCAGCTCCCCGCTCTCGATTTCCAGCCCATCCATGAACTCGAGCACGCTATCGACGCTCATCGTGCCATATTGCGAATTGAGCCGAAGAAGTTTCTGTTTCGCCTCGGCTTCGTCCTTTGCCTCAACGTAGGACACCGGGAATAGCGGCAGGTTCTCCCCGCGCCTTCGCATCTCCGCGAGGGCCTGAATGCGGCCGTGCCCGTCAAGGCAACGGTTGTGCCCATCGCCATTCCAAACAAAGAACGGGAAGCTGAATCCATAATTAGTGATAGAGGTGATGATTTTCTCAACGTCGGCTTTCGTCCGCTTTTTGAGATTACCCTGGAACTCCTCTATGGCGTCGAGCGGCAGAGTATCAGCACCTCGGCACTCTATGCGGATAGGCATGTGCTAATAATAGCACGCGGCAAGATTTACGCAAGGGGGCTATTAGGCCGGTCGCCGGGCGAGTAGCCCTACCCGCGCGACACCCTGATCATCATAGAGCTTCCGGGCGCGCATTGCTATCTCTAGCGGGCCAGGGCTTGGCGCGCGGACCATTTTACCGGGGTCGGGAATATAGTCAGGGTTCGGCCTGTGGTTCTCGGGCGACAGGATAAAGTGATGCCCTCGGTAGTTGAACTCTAGCCCATGGTTTCGCGCGGCCTTGTAAAATGCGTCGGTGTTTATTCCAATCCGCTCGCACATTGCGGCTATCGAGCTTTCCGCCTGGCCGTCTACGATGCAGGTCCTACGCTTTGCCATCTTCCGCCTCTTTGATTATCGCCTCGATTGCAATGTCGAGCATCTTTGCAAACCACCTCGCCCGCTCGCGCGTAGTGTCCTCGACTACCGTGAAGCCCTGGCATCCGACCATGAGCTGACAACGCCATGCGCCGCCGATCTTGACGACTCGCGTATAGCGCTTGACTATCTCGCGTTGCATCATGCTTCCCCCTTCATATCCCATCGCTTCGCGCCGTCAAGCGCGGCCTATTTCCTCGAATCGTGCTATTGAGCCCCGGAATAAAAGATGCGCCCTGCCGCGCGGGCCTTCTCGATTCTTCGCAATTATCACGTCAGCATTAAACTCGGGCTTAGGGTCTTTACTATCGTCCTCGCGATGCAAAAGGAAAACCCGATTGCAGTCTTGCTCTATCGCGCCAGAATCCCGGAGGTCAGCGATTGTAGGCTCTTTATTTTCTGCCTGTCGCCCGAGCTGGACGCATATCACGATAGCAATATCGAGATCGAGCGCTAGACGCTTCAAAGATCGAGACATATCTCCGACGCGCTCCCATCGCGCGATATGCCCTTCGTGCCCGTAGTCAATAAGCCCGAGATAGTCGATTACAAATAGCTTTGCGCCGAATACCATAGCCTCGCGCCTTATGCTCGCTAGTAGCGAACCTGGCGTCATTGACTCTTGGTATATCCTTACCCCGCCCGCGTGCATCCTGGTTGTTTGCTCTTTTAGTCCAATGACGGTTTTGGGAGTTTTTATATTAAACCCGTTTTTCAATCCGGTTAGCCCGCCGCTTGCATATGGCGCGTATACTCGGTCATATATTTGATTCCGCGTCATTTCGAGGGAAAATATCGTCGGCCGGATATTCCGATGTTCAGCATTATGCAAAGCCATTTGAACCGCGAGAGCCGTCTTCCCGACGCTCGGCCGCGCCGCAATCCCTATCAATTCCCCGCCGCCGATATTCGATCCTAGTAGCCGGTCAATAGATTCTAGGCCGAAATTGGCTCCGCTTTCTCCTTTGTCTTTTTCTCGCCGTTCCAACTCGGCAAGATATGGCTGAAACGTCGCCTCGATTGATGGATCGTCGGTCGCCTTATGTGCGCGCTCAATCTCGACAAGCGTATCGGACATGCTCCGAATAACGCCCGGCAAAGAGTCGGCTCCTCTTTCTAGCGCCGAGATTGCATCTTTCAGGACCGGATACAACCTCCGCGCATTCGCCTCGTCCCTAAGCTTGCCGACATAGTATGCCGCGTTCGCGCTCGAATATGGCCCGTAGGTAGCGAGCGCCGTAATCAGATCGGGCCGGCCAGCTTTTCGTAAAGTATCGGCAACGGATATCAGTTCAACCTTTATTCCGTCGCGCCGCGTTGCAGATATCGCCTCGAATATCGCCCGCGATGTTGGATCGGCGAATAGATCGCCTACTACTTCGCACTCGTCGATAACCGACGCAGTATGCAATATCGCAGCGATCAGTGACTCTTCATGCTCAAGCATCGGTTTTCGCTTTCAGCCCTTCGGCATATTCCGCGACTAACTCGGGATCGTTCATGCACGATGGTTCGAGGAAGAATCCACATTTACGGCATCGGCCTTGATAGTTCGGTGTTTCATTGGTTCCGCATACCGGGCAAAGTACCGGCTGAATGTCGTTTGAATAGCGCGGCTTCTCGGGCTCTTGCTTAGGCGGTCCACCCTTTTTCTTGATTGCATCGATAACCCATTTTCTTATCGCCAGGTCATCGCGCTTATATTTGTATCCCTTCATGGCCTTGGCTGTCGATAGTTCCTCGATACACGCCAATAGCATAGGCTCGCCAAGATCGGCGCGGAGCTTTGAATATTGGCCGTCAGTCAAGAGGACATTCTTTTCAGCCCCGTACTCGTGTTTATGCGTTCGCATTGCGTTCGCATCATTGGGTATATTATTAATAATATTATCTGGACTATGGACTATGGGAGTGGCATTGCGTCCGCATTGCGTCCGCATTGCGTCCGCATTGCGTTCGCTCCATCTTGCGGCGGCGGAGTCCTTGCTTTTGTTTGAAATCAATTCCCTTTTTTGTAGTTCTTTGTCGATTCGCTTATGATATAAGAATCCTTCGCGATCTTCAAAAAACTCTAATACTACCTCGCGACAGGCCTCCCATTCTTCGGGCGTAGTGCGTGTGCATTGCCGAAGCATTGCGTCCGCATTGCGAACGCATCCGCCTTTCTGCCAATAAGCCATTATTAAAAGTAGATAGGCTCCATGCTGTAGGGTAGTGAGATGGGAAGTGTCGCCGAGATAATCGCCTATGTATAATTTCATATATGGAGTTGCTGGCATTTTATTACCTCAGTTCTGGAGGGACTACAAACTCACTACAATCTTCTTCCCACCAATCCCATAGTTTAGTATTAAAAAAGACCGTCATATCCTTTAGAGATTTTCCGGCCTCTTGATCGTCAAGCGCGGCTAGATATCCATGAATATATCCGCGCCGATAGTCTCTGTCGTCGAACTTTTCTGATAAGGCCATAAGCTCGTCCGCACTCATAATTTTTTTACCGTTAATTTCCATGGCGCTGTCCTCCAATACAAACAAAAAGAGCTTTTGCCCGGCTAGTTAGCGCGCCGAATAAGGGCGGACAGCGACCCCCATTCGACCTAACCGGACAAAAGCCCTCTTCCTATCCTAGCACAGCCGCGCTACCAGCCAAGCAAAGCATACCGCATCCATAGCGCGGCGTCAAGGCTAGAACTCGACCTTGCCCCGGATGGATAGATATATCTCAGTAGTCCCGCGAGCATACCAGGGTTGAGTGTAGTTATACGAAAGTACGCCGTGGTCGCACTCATGCCAAACGCCGAGCGCGAAGGGGCCATAGTACACTTCTGCGCCGATAGCAAAGTCGATGCGCCATGGGACCATATAGATTCGGTCGTAACTGAACTCTTCGTAGGACCGCATGGTCGTCCATGCCTTGAAGCAATCGAACGCGCGAGCCTCAAACTCAAAAGTAGTAGCAAGCGCATTCTCGGGCGCTACGATCTTGTCTACAATACTCCCGCGATAGATCGCGTCAGTCTGCATCGGCAGAAAGCCGACCGTAAGCGCCCAGGCGAGCGTTAGCCACGTCATACGACCCCCTTCTTACGATCCTTCGGCGCGATCCAGTAGAGCGCGTAATGCTTGCGGCCATTAATCACCATGAGCGTTTGTATCTTGTACCCTCTGCGCCGCAGATCATAGATTCGAGCGCCGAGGCGGGTCGTCCCAAACTCGAAGACCGCATCGAGCGCCGTAAGCGCCTTGCCCTTATTCAGCGCCGAGAGGATGCGCGACTTTTGCGTATGCTTGTCCATGTCACCCCCTATGCGGCACGCGCGCGAGCGGCGGCCTACCCGTGCGAACCAGCGGACGCACAAGGAATGCATCCAGCTTCGGCCGCGATGGATCTTCCCAGGGCTCTAGCTCAACGTAGCGCACGCGCCGCTTGTGGCATCGCCCACGCCCCATCCATAGCGCATCGCGCAGGTCGTCGAACGGTATGCTCTCTTTGGCCGCCGCTTCATCGATTGACTCGTATTGCACGCTACCTATCATAACCGCTCTTTTATTGGACATTTTCGCTCCTTGTAGACGGATGTCTATAGCTTGTAGACGCGCCGTCTACTTTTGCGCCTAACTTGTTTGGGTCTCCGGAGTCTCCGCATTTTCGACCGGCCCCATGTGGCAGAAAAACACAATCTCCGAGCCGTCCCGCCTTATAATGTGGATGTCTTTTGTATAGATTGGCTTGTCGTCGAGGTCATGGAACGGTAATGGTTTGTCATAAATCTCGACGCGTTCAACGTCGAAAATGCTAGTTTCACTTATTCGCATTTTGCTTCTCCTTTGCGATCTGCTTCAGCTTGTCGCCCATGATGCGGGCGGATTCGTCGAGACGGGCCGCGCGCCCGAGGGCCTGGAATAGCTCTGACTCTAGCGCGTGGATGCGCCGACGATATCGCGCGTCCTGGACCGCCATGATCAAGATAAGCGCCACGACTGCCAGGAAGATCAGCTCTTGCATGTGATACCCTCCACTGACTGCCGTAGCGCTACGAGCCCCGAGGTGATGCGATGTAACGCGGCCTCGTCTGATTCATAGGCGAGGAGCAGCTTGGTCGCCGCCTCGCCTAGTTCCGCATCGCAGGTATTAGGCGCGAGCCTCCGGACGCATTCGATGGCCTCGGGTAAGGTCATGCGCCCCTCCTTGCGTTGACTTCCGCGAGCGTCGAGCATTCGCGGTCCTCGGATGCGACTATATTGCCCGCCGCGATAACGAGGGCGATAGCGCGTTCCCTGAGGCTTTTAGCGGCGGATGCCTTTAGCTCGCCGTGTACCTTGACCTCGCGCCCCGCGTAGTATCCATCGCGGAACTTAACGGACACATACTGCGAGCCGTCAAGCTGGCGGAGCCGCGTAGTGCCGACGTACTCCTCTTTATAGCGCATTAGTCGGCCTTGTATCCCATGCGCTCGGCCTGGGTAATCCATCCGAGGATATACTCGCCTACACTTCCCCTGTTTGACTCTCGCTCGATCTCGCGCAGATAGCGAGCCGAAGTCTCGGAGAGGATATCGCCCTCATCATCGACAAGCAGTACTTTCATCATGCCCCCTTCGCGCTTATCGCGCCCTATCCAGATATCCCGACTAGCGGGAGTGTCAAGAAAAATCATACTTCGACTATGCGGTATTCGGCAGGATAGAAAGCCAGGGCGGCCGCCATCGATTCCTCGGCCCATTCAATTTTCGCCCAAATCTCACACCGGAGCTTAACCCATACGCTATCATCTTTTCGCTCAATCATGTATGTTTTGTTCATTCCGTCCTCCTCATTACATCTATACTATAGCCCGGCTTGCAATCCGTGTCAAGTTACAAAGGAAGGAATCGCGCAAAAATCGAGCGCCCGGCCAGGATGGCTATACGCGCATATAGCTATACATGCGTTAAGCAGTTCGGCTGGGAATCCGCAAAAATTGCGCACGCTCGACCATTATTAGTTGACACGGGTTGTAATCCGTAGTACAGTATAGATAGATGGATGCGGGAGCGATAAGGCTCCGGTCCAAGGAGAGCAAGATGAGCAGGACCTACGAGCGGATCGTTACGACGGCCCCGTACAAGGCTGAGATCTATGATGGATGCGTGAGCTATCTCGACATGCGCAAGGATCGCCGAAGGGCGCGCGTCGTCATCCAGGGGACAAAGTGGGAGGGCAACACGGGCGGATATCATGAGTACGTTACCTATCTGCCCATGGATGAGGCGCGCAAGGCGTTGCGCAAATACCGCCGGGCGATCATCCGCGAAGCGCATGGAGAGTACTCTGATCCGACCGCCTGCGATATCCTCGCGGGCGCCGCCGGGCTTTGCCCCTATTATTGATCAGCCCGACAAGTAAGTGGCCCCGCTTCGGCGGGGCTTTTATTTTGTAATTGCACTTGACTAGGCTTGCAATCCGCGATAGTATCTAGGGCATGGAGGCGATGATGAAATATACAAGCGAAGAGTTACGGGCTATTTGTTTAAAGCATATCAAATGGTTACGCGGCGAAGAAGGGGGCAAGTGCGCGGACCTCCAGGGCGCGGACCTCCAGGGTGCGAGCCTCTGGGGTGCGAGCCTCCAGAACGCGAGCCTCCAGAACGCGAGCCTCCAGAACGCGAATCTCTGGGGCGCGAGCCTCCAGAACGCGAGCCTCCAGAACGCGAATCTCTGGGGCGCGAGCCTCCAGAACGCGAGCCTCCAGAACGCGAATCTCTGGGGCGCGAGCCTCCAGAACGCGAGCCTCCAGAACGCGAATCTCCAGGGTGCGAGCCTCTTGGGCGCGAGCCTCCGGGGTGCGAGCCTCCAGAACGCGAGCCTCTTGGGCGCGAGCCTCCGGGGCGCGAGCCTCCGGGGCGCGGACCTCCGGGGCGCGGACCTCCAGGACGCGGACCTTGATTTTTCTTGTCTTCCCTTGTGGTGCGGTGGGTCAGGATTTAAGGCTGACGCTCGCATTGTGAGGCAAATACTAGCCCACGTCGTTACGATAGAGATTATTGACGCCGACGATAGTTTGAAACTCGCCATTAAGGCAATAAAAATAGAGGCGAGCAAATCGCATCGCGCGAGCGATCTTGGAATCGCCAAGGCCGAAGGCCAGGAATGAAGCAATCAAACGACCAGTATCGCAACATTGCCGGCCGGCGCTACGAGTGCATCGAACATAATGCCGAGTGGTTTGATAAGCTCAAAGCAGAATGCCGCGCGGCCGGGCTCCGTTATAGGATTATTGACGGACAATTCTATCGCGAGAGGGCCAGGAATGAAGCGCACTAACTGGACCCGAGAACAACCGCTAGACCCGCCCGACGATGGGCTTGACGACGATGAAAGGTATGCGCGCGAGGTTGCGCTAGACCGCGAGGCGGATAAGCGCATGGACGCGGAAAGGCTAGAGGAGGCCCGCGAATGAGCCCGAGCAAAGACGACATCGAAGATGTCCGCGAGGTACTGGGCGAATGGTCTTCGCATGACATCGGCGAAATAGTCAATGTCGCGGAGACGTTCGACGAGGCCCTTCGCGCATCGGAGGCCCGCAATGCGCTGCTAGAGCGGCAGTATCAAGAGGTAATCGACTGGTATAAGGGCGACCGGCCTATATGCGACTACGAACCGCCCGAGAACATCTGGCAACGCCACGCCCGCGAGAGGGAGGCCCTAAAGTGAGTAGCGAAAGACATAGACTCGAAAGCGAATATGGGCAGCTGAATGCACGTTGCCAAGAATTACGCGCCAGAATGAACGACATTGGAAACCGGCTTAATGAAATAAGGTGGTCATTATATCCTGTTGGGTCGAAAGTATTAGATAATCAGGGCGTTGAATACGAGGTTTGCGGATATGATAAGTACTGGCCTGTCGGGTATAAGATCAAAAAAGACGGAACGCCTTCTAAAACAAAGCATAATATCTATGGACTTAAGGAGGCCCTAAATGCCTAAGCGCATGACAGCAGAGGAGCGAGCGCGACAGATAGACGAAATTGCCCATTATGAAGGATTCGTACATTCCGACTTTATCGAGTTGGCCACTGAGTGTATCGAACATGAACGCAAGGCCACGCTCGAAGCGGCGGCAGAACGAGCACGGCGTGAGCTAGCGCCCTTCGGAGCCATTGCAACATCGATTGACGCGATATGTGCCGCAATCCTGCGAGACGAGGAGGACTAGGATGCCCGAGACGAAACCCGACGAAACGCAAGCGCTTATCGAGACGGTGCGCGAGGCGCTAGGAATCGGACTCGCAAAAACGTATCCAACCTATCGCGGCGCGATCGCCGCCCTCTCGAAGCTCGAAGCCACGCTCGGTCAGAAGACGGTGCCGCTGGCGATGGTAGACGAGCTAATAGAGTACGGGCTCAATTCAGAAGAGATAGGCGAGACAGCTCGCATGATCGATGGATCTAAGATCGTCTCCAAGCACATGCCCGACTTCACGGTCAAATAGGAGGAGCTATGCCATGGGAAATTGCGACACGATACTCCGACAGTGCTAAGCGCGGATGCCCTACATGCGACGGCAATGCCCCGAAAACGTGTCTACACTGTCGGGGAAAATCCCGCTTATGCGATTGGTATCGTACTGAATTGGGCTGGGCGCATATGTCCGAGCTGACGGATGATGAGCGCATAACATTACAATCAAAGGGATACCACGTTTAGCCACAGTCAAATAGGAGGAAGCGAAGATGCAACTTTCCAAGACGATTATCGAAGCACTTGATAAGGCGCTCAATCGACTGGCGCTAGAGGATGCTTTAATGCTATGGGCTGATGAGTATCTGCCGGGCCGCCCCCAAATACTCGCCGCCGCTGTTTACAGTAACATGGAACAAGCCTTAAAGCGAACGCTCGAAAATGCGACAATAGATATCGAGCAACGTTTCCCGGTGAAGGAGTAACCCCATGCCCAACGAAGCGAAAGACTACGAGGCGAGCGAGCAAGAGCAAATTGAAGCCGCCGACGAATGGGAGAAGGCGTATCAGATATCGCAAGCGTGTGCGTCACCTACGCCAACGCAGGGCAGGAAGGCCGCGTGGGACTATGCGACCCGCCTCGCCTCCCGCCCGGCGGACGCGGCGATCAGAGAGCCCGTGCGCTGGTTCGCGGGCGAAATGGAGAAGAAGCTCAAGGCGAACGACTGGAAGCGACAATGGCCCCAAATGTCAAACGCCGACTTGGTCAACCTCATGGGCATGCAGAGCTTGAGCCTGGCGATGGAGGCGTTAAAAAATAACTTTGAAGAGGTGTGCCATCGCGCTATCAATGTCGGCAATTACGCAATGATGCTAGCCGACAACGCCCGCGCCGCCATAGCCTCAAGCCCCCGCGAGGACGACAAGGAGGGAGCGGAATGAAAGTACCATCCATGTGGATCGATGGTTCATATTGGGTACGCGCTCGGAATATGCGTCAGATAAACCGAGCCAGAAGACGAGGGCTACTTCTTTACACCGAAGGCAGATTAGCTTGGATTATTCCTTGGTACTCATGGTTAAAGCGCCTCGGGCGCAAGGTAGGTATATCATGAGCACCACAACCGACAGGGCGCGGGAGCTGGCAAACAAGATACACGGCGTGAACGGTAAACCAATCATCTCCGCATCCCTACAAGACAAGATCAACGCGACTGAGGCGATGATACTAGCCGCTCTCCAGCGCGAACGGGACGAAGCGGCGATGAGGGTGCGAAAGTTAGACACTCCGCATATTGGATCGAGTACACTTATATCTATTGACCAAGCTATCGCCGCTATCCAGGGCACCGAGCTGAGTAGCAAGCAAGCACCACAGGAGGAGAAGGAATGAAATTAGCAATGTTACACAAGTGTTTACGATCTGAGGTATGAAACGGTAGAAGATTGTATTTTCCGAATCGAACAACTTGCGCATTGGATAAGAAGCGATTGGGGCGAACCACGATATGCACTAAGCGAAATACACGAAACGTGTGCAAAATTAAGAAGCCTAACAACTGCTTCAACCTGACTAAAGCAGGTTAAGCAAATGTTGGGCGGATTGCCAGCCGCATAAATCTGGCGATTTACACGGACAGGCAACCAAGTTGCCGGGAGGATATTATGTACGAGGAATGGGTAAAATGTACTGATCGCGAACCTTATTTGAGTGATCGGTCTGTACTTATGCACTTTGCAAACGGAAGCATTGAGACTGTCCACGTTGAGGATTTTTTCAAGCCGATCACAAACGGCATAAAAGACGGGAAGCAGCAGTATACAAAGTGGTATATAAATCACGATCCGGCTTGTACCCACTGGATGGAGTTGCCTGACGCACCCGGCAACGCCCAACAACAAGTTCAAGCTGATAGTCCCGATGGGCCTACAGCTTAACTTAATGTTAGGACGACGGACAGCTGCATGTCGGCTGCGCCAATACGCGGACAATCCGCGAAAGGAGAAAGAAGATGGTGGAAAAGAAACATTGCGCCGGGTGTTACAACAATATTTACAACGGCAACAATCAGTATGGCGTAAAAGAATGCTGGAGCTTTAAGAAAGCGAAGTTGGTTTTTCGAGTTCGTGTTGGAAACTTTGAAGAACCAAAATATTATAAAGGACGAAAAGCCGTCCGTGTCCCCGACTGCTATCGCACCGGTTCTTGCGGGGACAAGTTTCTTGACCCGTCCTGTGCAAATTAAGAGTTCCTAACAACTGCTTCAACCTGACGCAGTAGCGCAGGTTAAGCAAATGTTATACGGACGGTAAAAGGCATAACTTATTATGCCTACAAACCGCAAAGGAGAAAAGAATATGACTGAGTTATTGCGTGTTGTTTCTATTGACTCGAAAGAGCCTGTTAATTTCGTGTGCTATCACCCAATAGCTGAAAAGTATTTACTAAAGAAGGCAAGGGGAGAAGAATCACTTTTTGATGATGACGAGGAAATGAGTAAGCCGACTTGCCTTGCCGTTGAATATGAATATGATTCGGTTTTACATGAAATATGCAATGCCCTTGGCTGGCAAGGTGGGACTATTCATCAGGTAGTCTCAGAAATAAAGAGATTAAATACCGGGTCGAGGGATAGAAGCTGAGCAATGAGTAAACTACAAGAGCTGCGTATTTTGCTTGAGAGGGTAAAAAACGGCGAACGAAATCAAGAAGATACTCCATATAGCCTCGTGCTAAAGGCTCTCGATATCCTGGATGAATCTATAAAGGCCGAAGAGCAAGCGCCTAGCAGCGAGTTTCAGCGTGGATATCGAATAGGACGATCCGAGGGAAAGGAATTTGATTCGGTAGAATCCCAGGATGTCAGCGAAGTCATGGATGCGCTAGACGCCATAAAGTCGCGCGCCGCCATCCTCGGTCCCTCCGCTCAGGGCGAGAGCGCGACGAGGGGCGGGGAGGGAGAATGAAAACAACTGCTTATATATGCGATGCGTGCCACACCCTGGTACTTGACGCGGAAATAATAAAGGCGGAAACCGCCGGACCGGAACCCCAAATATTAGAGGAACACGCATGTTGCGACGAGTGCGCATCTGTGCGCCGTCGCCTGCTAACCAATATGTACCCAGGGGCTAAGTTTGTTCGCTGAACATTGTGGAGTCTCGGCCATGCTCGATACGCGGGACACGCGATCCCGCTATGTCTGCCCGGAGTGTGGCGCATGGCAATACGTCAATACGGCAATGCCCGACCTGTGGATCGAGACTATTGATACCGCGGGTGCGGGGGAGGGGAAATGAGCGAGTCCGAGGATGCCTTCCTGTCGCGGATTCGCGCCGAGCGCCTATCGCGGATGCGAAAGAACTCCGAGGCGATCCGCGATGCCAAGGGCGATTGCGGCGCGATATTATGTTACGATTGTCCTCTGAAATGCTCGGTAGTCGAGGATGACAATCATGTCCTAGCAATGGCCGAGGAATGGCTCGCGGCTAATCCTTGATCGCTATCACCAGGTGCGCCACGGCGTCAACCGCGAGCGCGCTCCCTAGCACGGCGCAGACTAGCCATAGCCTTTTTAAGTCTTTCTCTTGCCGAGCTATTTTGTCCGATGACGCTTGAAGCGCTTTGTCCGCTTCCTCCATCGCCGCCGCTTGCTCCGCCGCTTCCTCGTCCGATAGCCATACCCCCGAAGAAGAGGGCGGCGGCGAAGGCAACGCCGATAGCGGCGAGAGTAATAGACAGCCAGCGAGGAAGAGTATCAGCCATTTATTGCCCCGTCGCATTGTGAGAAATCCCCTGCCCGAGCGCGTAGGTCAAAAGCGCTACGGCGACGAGATGGACCTGCGTTCCCTTGTCGGCCTCGATCCATCCAGTAAATAGGAACGCGGCTTCGATGAAAACGGCGGCCAGAAATGCGAGGAACTTTGTAACTTCCTCGATACTAAATTGCCCGGCTTTGTTCTTAAAAAACTCGGCGATAGCTTTCATGGCATACCCCCTATTGTGCGGAGAAATGAATAATTTCGCGCCCGAGTCGCGGGCGGATCAGGTCTACGAGATATCGCAAGTCGGACTCTTGCGCGATGCGGATGCAACCCTGCGTCCAGTCGGAAGATGAGAAATGCAACCCATAGGCATAGTCATCGACGTAGATCCCGGCACGGGCCTTGTAATATCCCTTAGCGTCAAGGCTCCAAACCTCTAGCCGCTGATGCGCGTCTGTCGCAATGTAGAAAGGATAGAGATAGCTATCTACCGGGTTCGGATGCGGCTTGATCGCGGTTATCTTCCACTCGCCCAGAGGAAAGGGGCGCGGCATCGAAGGCACGCCCGCCGAACCGTCCGAACACGTGATGCGGAAGATATCGGCCGCGCCCGCCTTTGGCCTCAGTCTGTTTATCTCATTGCGGACTTTCGACCAGCATCGAATAGGCCGCCCATCCGCCACAATTTCGCCAGCTCGCTCGGAATAGGTTATGGTAAGCATGTGCAAAGTATACCGCCGCTATCGCAATCCCGCAAGGCGCTTGACGGATGGCAATTTGCCGCGTATTATAATCTTACATCTATCGGAGGGTATCCATGGGTTATAGTGAGACTAATTCCAGCGTGCCGATTGAAGAGCAGAAGCGCGCCCGCGAGGTGGCTTGCTTTTCGGTCGCAGCAAAGAAGCGCGTTGACGCGTACCTGAAAGCCGAGGGCTTGCGGTTTAGCCCTGAGTGTTACAACTGGATCATGCCGCGCGTCGAGGCATGGGAGAAGAAGAACGGCATAGCTCCCGCGTGACCCGTAGCGAGGAACTAATCGCGCGAGTCATGGCCGAGTATCCCGAGGGGCCGCCTGATGTCGTCGCCGAGCTTATGCGCGAGTATCTGATAGCGGTTGACCATGCGTTGCGCGTCGAGGCGGTGCTACATGATCTCACTAAATAGGATTGCCCGCGTTTTCCCTAGGCGCACGGCCGCTACGCCGACTGACGCACTTGCCTTCATGGGAGAGCCTGGCCTATTCCCGCCCGATGTTGACGCGGTTCATGTTTCCGTATGCTGGACCTGGGACATTCCCGAAGCCGAACGCCTAGCGAAAGAATGGGCGCATATTGCGCCCGTTGAGATCGGCGGCCCAGCGACCGGCCAGCGCGGCGAGGATTTCGAGCCCGGCCGCTATGTAAAAAATGGGTACGTTATTACCTCGCGCGGTTGTCCTAATAAGTGTTGGTTTTGCTCGGTATGGCGCCGCGAGGGCGAGACAATCCGCGAATTACCCATACATGACGGATGGAATGTATTAGACGATAATCTTCTGGCATGTTCCGATGAACATATCCGCGAGGTATTCGCCATGCTCTCCCGGCAGGATCGCGCGGCCGAATTTACGGGCGGGCTTGAAGCGGCGAGACTAAAACCTTGGCATGTTTCCGCATTCCGCGAGATTCATCCTAAGCAATTATTTTTCGCCTATGACGGTCCCGAGGATCGCGATCCACTCCACGCGGCGGGCGAGATGCTTCTAGCGGGCGGCTTCACAAGGACTAGCCACTCACTGCGCGCCTACGTCCTCATCGGCTACCCGAAGGACACTTTTGAAGCGGCCGAGGCCCGCTTGCGCGAGTGCATGGCGGCCGGATTCCTACCTATGGCGATGCTCTATCGCGACAATAAGGGCGACCGCGATTCGGTTTGGATGCGATTCCAACGGACATGGGCACGGCCCGCGATCCGGGCGAAAGACTACGCATGATCTTACCAAGCCTTAGCGAAGCGGACATACAAATACAGGTCGCGGACCTCTTGCGATTGCATGAGAGGGCTCGCGGCTTTTTGTTTTTCGCAGTAAGCAACGAAGCGCTAGGTAAAGCGCGATCCGGGGCGGCACTCGGTCGCATGGCGAGGCTCAAGCGCATGGGACTGCGGTCTGGCGTCGCTGATCTAGTTATCGTCAAGGGCGGCCTCGCCTACTTCCTTGAGATGAAGACCGCGAAGGGCAAGCAATCCGAGGCGCAAGTCGAGTTTGAAGACGATGCATGGCGGAATGACGCGCCGTATGAGGTTGCCCATAGCTTCGACGAGGCTGTAAAAATCTTGCAATCTTGGGCGATTATCCCTTGACACGGGTTATAATCCGCGATATGGTCTAGGCATGGAGGCAATACGAAGAAGCGCAAGGCAAAGAAGCGGCTCGACGCGCGGATCGCCGATTACTTCAAGTCCATCGAGAAGATGCGCCCAGAAGAGGCCGCCGGATTTCACTGTTTTGGATCGCTCAAGAAGTAGCGGTCTAGGTATGGCTTAGGCCAAGGAGGGGAAATGAAAGCAGTATTAATCAGAGCGGAACTGTCAATCTATTGGATTGATGTCGACGGAGAGAAGCACGACGGGGCTCCGTCCGGCATCAGGGGCGACCTGTCCGACATCACGGGCGACCTGTCCGACATCACGGGCAACCTGTCCGGCATCAGGGGCAACCTGATCGGCATCACGGGCAACCTGATCGGCATCAGGGGCAACCTGTCCGACATCAGGGGCAACCTGTCCGACATCACGGGCAACCTGTCCGGCATCACGGGCAACCTGTCCGACATCAGGGGCGACCTGACCGGCATCACGGGCAACCTGTCCGACATCAGGGGCAACCTGTCCGACATCACGGGCAACCTGTCCGGCATCAGGGGCAACCTGTCCGA